GCGATCTCCGCCGCGCAGCCGTTGTTGTTCATACAAATTCCTCCTGCAAAAATTTCTTCTTGTGCGGAGGCTTCCCCTGTGGTAGAATGGATTTACCGTTGGGGACTCCCCCGCGGTGGTGGAAAACAGTCCGTTCTCTTGGTATGGGTGGCGGGCTGTTTTCATTTTTCTGCGTCCAAAAGCTTTTTTACGCCGCGCCGCAAGGCTTCAGCTCTTGTAATTCCATGTCTTTCGCAATAAGAGAGCAACTTTGCATTGAGTTCTTCTTCGAGCCGCACTTTTACGTCGATGTTTTTCGGATTCTCGGCTTTCGGGCGTCCTGTTCTTGGGGACAAGTTTCGCGCCTCCTTTCTTTTTGAGTTCCCATAATTATATTATATTCATGGAACTCAAAAAGTCAAGCCCTTTTTGAAATTTTTATATGCTGACAGGACGATCTCGCTTTCCGCGAGGTCGTCTTTTTTTACGACGTCGATTGAATCTACCTCATCGTCTCCGCCGCATCTCGAAATGGATATAATACCCCCTGTTCGTCTCGTTGCGGCACGGCTCGCAGCTCACAAGCTCATAGCCGGGGAAGCGTGATTCAAACCATTCGTTCGCCAGATGGATCTCAGCCGCCTCAAAAAGCGTGCGCACGTCCTCCATCGTCAGGTCGTCGCGCGGGGGCTGCGCTTCCGGCTGGACAAGATTTCTGCTGCCGCTCCACCGCTTGTAGCTCGCGTCGCCCTTGGTGATGTAATGCGTCAGGCCGCTCACGCCCTCGTCGCCGAATTGCAGGCGCTTGCTGTTGGCGTAGCCGCGCCCCCATAGCGCTTCCATCGCGTCGCGGTCTAATCCTGCGTTCACGATCAGGTGATGGTGGACGCGGCCGCTTCTCCCGCCGTACTCGGTGGAGAGTATGTACTTGAGTTCGAGGCCGAGCTTGCGGTACCGCCGCTTGAGGGCGCGCAGATAGTTCTGCACGATGCGCAGCGCGTCCTCTGCGCTCTCCGGCATGTGTTCCTGGTCATACGTCAGATGCAGGGCGAGGTCGCGGCTCGTGAAGTTCATGTGCACGATGCGCGTCAATCTCTTCGCTGCGTTCCTCTGGTTCAGCTTCTTCTGAATCTCGCTCGTCGGGCGGCATCTCTTTCTCCGCTCTCCGGGCTTTTGAAAGACAGGGTAAATGTCTCCGTCGAGATACTCGCCGCATACGTACACCCGTTCCCGGTTGAATGTCCTGCCTCGATACACAGCCCTGTCCTCCTGTACTGGATTTGTTCGTTAAGTTAAGATACGTTACAAGCTCGAATCACACGCGCACGCGCGCGTGTGATATTGAATAAAGTATCTGTTCGGCCTTCTGTGCGCCGCCGCGCCCTTTTGCGGCAGCGCACACAGGGCCGAAGCCCTGTTATAGTCGTGGTGGGAATCGTTCGTAGTACCTGCGCACGATCCGCTCAAGCGTCGAGCGGGAGAGAGAATGCTTCATGCAGATGTACGTCGCGTTCGCGTCCGTCGTCACGAATTCGAAGAGCGCCCGGTAGTAGTCTCCGCCGCCGCACTCCATGCACAGGTTCAGGATCTTCTGCTGCGCCCGCTCCGGCATCTCGCGGTAGAGGAGCGACGAGAAATAGATGTATCCCTGCCGCTCATAGCTCACCGGCACGCTCTTCTTGTATCGAAACATGTGCCCTTCTCCCTCCCCGCTCACGGCGTCAGAATCGGAAATGCTCTTTCATGCAGCGCCACAGGTTGCGCCACGGGTGCGCCATGCACCACTTGAGGCTCTTGTGGTAGTCCTCCTTGATGCTTTTCTCGGTCTTGATCGTGTGCAGCGCCGCGCACAGCAGCTCTTCCTTGCGCTTTGCGCGTTCCTCTGCCGCCTTGAGCTCGCCGCGTAGATGCGCCGCTTCAGTCAGCGCGTCGTCGTGGCGCTGCTTGGCCTCGGCCAGCTCCAGCTCGCGCTTGCCCAGCAGGTGCGCCAGCTCGCGGCTTTCGTTCTTTGCCTTCTCGAGCGCCTTCATGTCCTCGCCGTGCGCCTCGAGCGCCTGGTCGCGCAGCGCCTTCTCTTCATCGATGCGGGTGCGCAGGATCGCCGCCGAATGGTTCGCGCTCTTGTACAGCGCCGTCATCTCGTCCAGCGCTTTCTCGTTCGCCTCGAGCTTTTCCGTCAGCGCAATAAGCTCTTTGCTCTGCTCTTCCAATTCCCTAACGCGGCGTTCTTCGTCATCCATCGCCGCGTCATACGCCGATTTCGCTTCGGCATACATCTCCGCAAGTTTCTCCTTCGTCAGCTTCTTAATGTTGATCTTCTGCATCGCTCAGCCCTCCTCAGGAAGCTCGATCCTTGCAACGCCGTACCCGTCCGCATAGCGCACCGTCGGCAGCTTCGGCACGGCCGGTTCGTCCGCCGCAGTCTCCTTGTCGCAGCAGGAACGCTCGCAGTCTTTATCGCAGCAGCAATTCTCCGCCGCTGCCTCGCCGTTCACGCGATATGCCTTTTCCGCCTCGATGAGTTTCGTTCCGATGTACTGTTTCATGGTTCTGTTTCCTTTCTTTTTCGCCCGCAGGTGTGATTAAAGATGTAACTGCTCGTGCTCGCGCGGCCTTTCGACGAGGATCTTCACGACGCGCACGTCGCCGTAGCGCTCAAGATCCATCGCCGCGCGCTCCTTGAGCCCCTGCACGGTGCTCTCCGGCACGTCGGCCTGTAAGATGACCGTGACCTTCATGTCGCTTCACGCTCTTCTTTCCTGAGCGTTTCGATCGCCTTTGCGATCCCGCGCCAGACCGCCATGTCCGCCACCAAGCCGTCCATGACGATCGCGCGCACGACCTCACTGTTGACCTTTCCGCCCGTCGCCTTGCCGATGCGCACGGCCCAGCCCGCGCCCGTCCGCTCCTTGTAGCGCAGCAGCTCGTCGAAGATGACCTTCTTCTCCGCCGCGCCGCGTCCTTTGATGTTCGGCGCCGGTTTCTTTTCCTCCGCCGCTGTGCCCCGCGCTTTCTTCGCCGTCCAGCCGATGCGCTCGCTCTCCGGCGCTTCCTTCTCGCCGCTCGCTTCCTTCTCGCGCAGCTTCCCGGCCGTCAGGTCGAATTCCAGCTTGTCCATCGCGCGCTCGCCCGCCTGCTCGTCTTCGTGCCGCTCGGTCAGCGCCTTTCGCAGCAGCTTGTTCACTGCCCAGTCCGCGCAGAATGCGCAGAAGTCGAGCTTGATGATCTCGTTTCCGTGCTCGTCCGCCGCGCGCACCGTCGCGCCGCCGAGCTTGCTCGCGCCCGCGATTACCCGCCCGCACCGGTCGCAGAATGTCCGTACCATCGCTTATCCCTCCTTCGGCTTTCCGTATGCACAGAAGAAATCTTCCGGCACAATGCAATCTACGAGCGGCCCGTAACCACAGCACAGTCCACCGATATCCTCCCAGCTGTGTTTGCACCCCTTGCACCGCACCACCGGGGCCACGTCGGCGGCGGGCGCAGAGCAAACCTTTGCCATAAAAGCACAGTTTGTAGCGCCGCAAAACGCTATCCTGCATGTTTCATGTCAAATGCTGTCCAGCAGCGCTTCTCGCTTAATGTATTCAGCCATTATCAGCCCTCCAACTTGCACGCGCCGTTGACCTCGAACGGGCAGTACTCCACGTCGCACTGCCGCCTCGCGTGGCGGCAGCCCTTGCACTCGCGGCCCTCCTCGGCCGCCTCAGCCTTTCGGCAATACTTTTTCTGCCGGTAAATCTCACAGTTGATTTTTCCTGCGCAAGCGCTCATTTCATCGCCTCCAATGCTTTCTCCGCCTGCTCGTGGGTTAAGAAAATCGTTTTCCCTATGGAACTTTCTACGTGTGAGCAGAACGGGGTTGTATCAATGTCCCACCGTCCCTGTATTGCGAGGTATCTCATGTTTCTGACTTTGTGCTCTAAGATTTCTCCGGCGAACACTCTGAATAACGTGTCCCCCACCTTGCACGGACGCACCACCAGCCGACCGTCCTTGTCGGCTTTTAACAGTTCCCGAATCCGCTCTGCCTTTGACGTGTCATCGCTAAAGGCAGCTTCGATGATGACCTTCGCGTTTTCGCACTGCTCCGGCGTCAGCCCCGTGTTCTCGTATGCGAGCAAAGCCTTTCTGATATTCGAATAATCCTCAATGAGCTGCTGCACTACGAACCGCTGCGTCATCGGCCACGCCGCGATCTGCTCTTGCAGCTTTTTCAGCGCCTCACCCGAAACCATCACGTCTCCTCCTTCTTTCTCCTCTCCACGATGCTGAGGCAGTTCGGCTTCAGGTTCTGCCATACCGGCGATTCCGGGTCTCCCACGGCCATCATCATGCTCACCTTGAAGATCTCCGCCACCGCTTTGTCTCTGCGCGCGAGCATGCTGTAGACTGCCGTGAGCAGGTAGGCCGATTCGGCGAGCAGGTCTTTCATCGACCCTTGGGCCGCCAGTTCCTTCACGTTTCCGTTCTCATTCTTGTAGCTGATCATGTTCTTTCCTCCACTTTTTTCAGCGCGCAGTATATCAGGCAGTTCTTCTTTGCCGTGTCGCGCAAAATTGCCGTATGGATCGCCTTGCCGCTCTTGTCGAAGCGCATCTCGTAGCCCTCCGGGTAGTATTCGATGCCGTCGTACAGCACCTTCGGCTTGTGATAGGTGAGCATCGCCGCGCTCACGCAGAGCTTCAGATAGTCGCTTCGCTTCATACCGCCTCACCCGCCTTTTCCTTGATGAGCTGCGCCAGCGCGTCCAGCGCGCGGTAGATCTTCGGCCGGCTTTCCTCGTCCAGCTCGTCCACGATCTCCGTCATGCGGTTCACGGTTTCCTGCGCCTGCCGGAACAGCACGCTGAATTCCGCGAGCGCCTTGTTGTCCATGGCCGCCGCGCTCTTCTTTTCCTTTTCCAGCGTCTCGCGCAGCGCCTCGCGCTCGTCCTCGGCCTTTTTCAGCGCCTCCGCCGCGTCCGCCATCTCGGCCTTCGCCTTTTTCAGCTCGTCTCTGGCCTTTTTCAGCTCCTCGGCCTTCTTGCCGAGCGCTTCCGTCTTCTCCGCTTCCGCGTCCTTCTTCGCTTCTGCTACCGCCGCCGCAATCTGTTCCTCGCTCGCGTCCACGGTCTGCACCGCCACGTCCACGGGCTGCTCGCGCAGCGCTTTCAATTCCCGTTCCAGCTCCGCCGCGCGCTCCTGCGCGGCCAGCGCCGTGCCCTGTGCGTTTTCCACCTCGGCGCGGGCGGCGTCCGCCGCGTCCTGCGCCGCCTGCACCTTCGCGTTCGCTTCTTCCGTTTCCTTGCGCTGCGCTTCGAGTGCGCGCCGCGCCTCGTTGCGTTCCGCCTCGGCGATCTTCTGCTGCCGCACGGCCTCTTCAAGCTCGCGCTTGCTCATCTCCGCAACGCTCTTTTCCTCCCCGTTGACAAGGTGTTTTTCGCTCGCGAAATTCTCTCGCTCAGATGCCGGCAAAGCCAGTAATACCAAGGCTTTCGAGGTCCCCAAATCCCCCACCAGTGAGGTATTTCCGTACTCCCTTGCAAGCTGCATGAATCGCTGCGCGCTCGTCTCTGAAAACTCCACTTTTTCGCTCAGCCACGGCAGCCATTCCCCGTGCTTGAGCTGTGCCTTTGCCTCCATCAGCCGCTTGCCGATCTCGATGACGGCCTGCCCGCCGATGCCCTTATAGAAGATGATCTCGTCCGTGATGGTCGTAATGCTGCGCTCTTCTCCCGCCGCGCTCATCATCAGTTCTTCGCTCATGCGCCTTTCCTCGCTTTCTGTTCTTCATGCTTTTCTTCTGCGTATCTCCGCCGCTGCTCTTCCATGAACCACGGCGTCAGCACCTCGCGCTCCCACTTGTCGCAGAAGTCGCGTACTTTCTTTGGAATATTGTGACAGTATTGCTTCCTGTCTCCGTGGCGCTCGTTGCCGTAGCCGTGCAGCTGGATCTCTCTCGGCCGTTCCATCGTCAGGTCGATGTTCAGCGTGTAATAGCTGCGCTCCGGCCTGCGGTAGTGCCGCACGAAGAAGATCGGCTTCCCGCCGCAGTGCTGCGCGCCGTAGGTGCCGACGCAGTGCCGCAGCACGCGCCCCTCGTCCTTGAGCTCCTGCTCTTCCTGCGGCACGCGGATGCAGAGCTCTCCGTCCGTCCACTCGAGCGCCTTAAGCCGGATATAGACCGGCGTGAAATCCGCCGAGCGGTACTTCACGCCCTCGTGCGCCGCGTACATCTCCATCACGCGGTCGTGCGCCGCCTGCAAGTCGCGCGGCCACAGCGTTTCCTCCTGCTCCGCCAGCCACAGCGCCCGCAGCACGCGCCGGTAATCGAGCAGCAGCTGCACGCCGCCTTTCAGCCGCTTTTGCTTTTTGAGGTATTTCACCACATGCGTTGGGTGCAGATCGGTCTCGACGGCCCGATAGGCACCCAGCAGTTTTTCCATGTCGTTCAGGCCGAGCTTGCCGACCTCCTGCGCGAATTGCAGCGCGTCCGCGTTCTTTACAAGCATTCGGTAGCTCGCCCAGCACCGCACGGTGCCTTCGCTCCAATGCTTCCCGCGCACCTCGCGGAAGGCTTCCTTGCTCATGCCGAGCATTCGGTGCGGCTTCGTCTCGCTCCAATCGACCCACGGGATATTTGGTGCGTCGCGCAGCATGGAATAGTTGCCGCACATGTTCAGATAGTTGTCAATGGTCTGCGTCACCGCATCGCCGAACCCCTGCCGCATCAGGTTTTCCACCTGCGGGTGCTTGCGCCAGATGTGCAGATACGCCCCCGGCCAGGCTCCGCCCGCGCCGATGTATTTGTCCAGTGCCGTCTTCTCGCCCGTCGTTCCGCCGAGCTCTGGACCGTAGGTGCATGTCCAGCCGCCGACCTGTCGTCCGTTCACGGCGCCGTGGCAGTAATAGGGCTGCTGCATCGGGTCGCGGCTCTGCTTGCAGGGTGTCCACGTTACGTCACGCGCCTCGTTACTGTGGCGCACCGCGCGGAAGCGCCGCAGCGCACCGCAGCGGTCCACGATCAGTGCCGCATGCGGCGAGAACGTCGCGACGTCTGTTCCCGTGTTGTCCTGATACCGCGCCACCATCCAATAGAGCACCGCGAGATATCCGTCAATGTTCAGCGTTTCGGCTTGCAACGCTTGAAGCGTGCGCCCGTGCTTGAGCTTGCTGCGCCTCGTCACCTCAACACTTTGCCAGCAGTGCGGGCAGATGATGGTCTCGCCCTCGTAATAGATGTTCGTCTCCGGCTCGCCTTTCCTCGCATAACCCTCGTAGATCACGCCGTCCTCGCCTTCAAGCAGGACGATCCCGCTGGCCTTTCCGTCGCTTTCGTATCCGGCGATAAAGTCCTCGCCGCAATTCGAGCAGGTGCAGCGCGCGCCCCAGCGGCGCTTCCGAGACTTCTCCCAGCGGTCCCAGTCTTCCGCGTCCATGATCTGCGCAATAGGATTTGCGGTCTCCACGCTCTCGCGGCTGTAAAGCATCAACCCGGTTCCGAGCATGTCGTTGTCATAGATATCTTCCAGCACGTCGTTTTGCAGGTCTCCGCACGGCTGCATCGGCAGCTTCCCGGCAAGCTCGCGCCAGTGCGCGTCCACGCGCCTGCTCATAGGAAGTCCGCAAGATCCACGACCTTGCGCTCCTCTTTCCGGCGCGGATTCTCTTCCTCGCGTCCCGGCAGTCCGAAGAACTCGCGCAGAATGTCCTCCGCCTCCACCGGCGTCACGCACCCGCAGTTGCCGACCTTGTTCTTCTTCGCCCGCTCGGCGATCTTCTTCTCCGCCGCCGCGAGTGTCATCTCCTTGTTCTCGCGCAGATCCGTCAGCAGGATCTCCGCCGCGCTCTCGTTGCCTCGGATCATGTCCTTTAGCTGCTCACCTGCCGCCCAGACCGCCGAGTGTTCCTTCGGCTGCTGCGCTTCAATGGCGGCAATGGCTTCCAGTACCTTGCTCATTTT